GGAGGATGCGACAATTTGGAAGCGAAAACGCATTGAGCCACGCCAATATTGAAAAGGCATGACTACAAACGCAGATGCTGTGAGATGAATCTCGGGCAGAGGAGCTGTGTTAACAATCCCATGCAGACCAGGGTCCACACGAGCATTGAACAACAAAGTTTCCTCTGCAGTCCCAACTGCCCAGTCGAAACTGGTAAGAAAGGACTCTCGAGTTGAAATTGAAGTGATTGAGAGTTCATCATGAGAATGGAGTCCACCAACAGCAGGATCAATTGAAAGCTCCTGCTTGGAATCCACGGATAATTTGATAACTTCGTCATCGCGATTGGTTGCAGCCAAAGACGAACGAGCCATGGGAGCCCACGGCTTGACATCAATGGACGCTGGGGCTGAGTACCCGAAAATTGAAGCAATTTTTGATACAGCACTCGCTCCCATTTGGGTTGCAAGCGCAAAATTGGAAATCACGGGCACACTCTTCAAAGAGCTGGCGACCTTGGAAATAACAGAAGCGGGCCTCGAAATAGGACCCGTTCCATATTCGTCAGTTCCGGCATTGGCAGACAGCCTTGTTCGAGAAGGGGCGGAGGGTGGGTAAGGTAACACAGAACCTGGGTCTGAGGACGTGGGAACAGAAAATTTAACATTTTCAGCCCATGCAAAGACAGATACAGTAATGCTTTCGCCGACTGCACCATTTGCATGCTTGAGATTCTGAAGAGAATGGATAACAATTTCACCCATAGTTCTCCAATCTCGAGCTGCAATGTCCAATACATTGAGGTAGGTGAAGAACGGAAGTTCGATTTCTCCACCAGCAGATTCTGTGGGGTTCAAGAAAATGTGAGGCCTTTGAGAGGCAGCAATCACATCTTGGTCAAATAGACCACGATCAATAGTTAGATTGTCTTGAGTAGGTAATGGTTCGTAGGACGCAATGGCGCGACCAAAGAAGAAAGGATTTCCATTAATAACGAATTTCACTTTCATCGTAGCCCTCAAAAGCTTGTACCGGGAAATCCTGTCGCTAACTAAGGAATTTTCCCAATAAAGACTCCAAGGGTCGAACCTCTCGCTCAAATTGCTTCCAATTTCCCAGTCGAAAGCAGCAATTTTTACTGGGCGAGAAAAGAAAGTATCGAGAGAAGCGTCACTCATCATGACATCATCTCTCAAAGGGTCCATAGAAGAACCCACTGACTGGGCTCCACCAGACGACATGTCGGAAAACATGACATTTTGAGCCATCTGTTGTGGAGGGGGCGCATAATCCAATGCTAACGGTTTGCTTGACTCCGCTAAACTACGGGAAGGATTTTGACTTCGAGCTCCTTCGTACTCCATTTCATTCGGAGGAAAGGTTTCGCCGTGATCAAAGGCACAATCCCCTGAGTAACTTGTGATGAT